CAATTACTCCTTGACTGGTAGCCAGAATAACATCAAGGAACTAAACGTGTTAAACGACACGTCTAACTTCGTGATGCACTACCAGACTAACAACTGGTTTGACTCACAGTTCCTGTTGTCAGCACCGGAAACAGGGTCACCAATGTACTACACGTACAACGGTGTTGACGCAGACGGAGACACGTTAATCGACGTTTACCCAAAGCCTGACGGAGTTTACTCCTTACGTTTTAACTGCGCTCTACGTAACCCTGACTTAAGTGCAGACACTGACACACTGAAGATACCAGCGATGCCCGTAGTACACCTTGCTGTAGCCTTTGCTGCTCGTGAGCGTGGGGAAACTGGTGGTACTTCGACTCCAGAGTACTTTTCTATGGCTAATAAGTACTTGTCAGACGCTATTGCACAGGACGCTGGCAGACACCCAGAAGAAACTATCTTCTACACGCCTTAAGGTACACACTATATGGCACAAGAACTAAAAAGTATTAATCTTGTAGCTCCGGGCTTCAAGGGTATCAACACTGAGGACTCACCGTTGTCTCAGGACCCTTCTTTTGCTGAGACTGCTGACAACGCAGTGATTGACAAAAGAGGGCGTATAGCGGCACGTAAGGGCCTCAGTGTCACGACTACTGACAAGACAGAGTTAGGCAGTGACAACCTGAGTGCTATTAAGGAGTTCAGAGACGCTAACGGTAATACTAAAGTCTTTTCTGTAGGTAACAATAAGATACTCAGCGGTACAACCACGTTGGCTGACGAGACTCCGGGCAGCTACACAATCACTGCTGACGACTGGAAGATGGTCAACTTTAATGACAGTATTTACTTCTTTCAGCGAGCATACGAACCTCTTGTGTACGACAACACAGGCGGTTCTGTAATTAAACTTAGTACAGTTGCAGGAGCAGCAGGTGTTGCTTCAACGATGTACGGTAATGAAGTCTTGGCGGCTTATGGCAGACTATGGACTGCTGACTTCGCTACAGACAAATCAACTGTTTATTGGTCTGACCTTTTGATAGGACATGACTGGTCCGGTGGAACCTCTGGGTCCATCGACATAGCTAAAGTATGGCCTGACGGTTTTGACGAGATTGTTGCACTAGCTGCTCATAACAATCTTTTGATTATCTTTGGCAAACGCAGTATTGTAGTTTACTCAGGTGCTGATGCTCCTGCTACTATGGCCTTGTCCGACACTATTTCCGGTGTTGGCTGCGTAGGAAGAGACACTGTTCAGTACACAGGTGTAGACGTAATTTTTCTTTCTCAGTCTGGCTTAAGAAGCTTCGGAAGAACGATACAAGAAAAGTCCATGCCAATAAGCAGTTTGTCCGGGACGATTACTACGGACATCATACAGTTAATCAACGAAGCAAACGAAGTTTACAAGTCTGTGTATTACCCGGAAGCAAACTTCTACCTACTAACTTTTACAAACCAAAACATGACTTATTGTTTTGACATTAGAGGAACTTTGGAAAACGGGTCATACAGAGTAACACGCTGGCCCGGCACTGGTTTTACTTGTTATGAACGCAAAGACGACGGAAGTTTACTCATAGGCAGCTCAGAAGGCATAGGACAGTACACAGGTTTTCAGGACAATGGCAGTTCCTATAGTTTCAAGTACTTTAGTCCTGAGTTGTCTTTTGGTGACCCTTCTAAACTTAAGTTTTTAAAGAAGATCAGACCGACGATAGTAGGTGGTAGTGGTCTTGACGTACTACTTAAGTGGGACTACGACTTCGGCTCCTCGTACAACACAAGTATTATAACTCTGAGGGACCAATCAAAAGCAGAGTTTGGGATAGACGAGTACAACATAGGTCAGTTTTCTGATGGTATTCTGACGTCCAAAGATGCTGTAAACACTAATGGCAGCGGAGGAACCTTGAGCATAGGTATGGAAACAAGCATCAACGGTAACGAACTGTCAATACAAGAAATCAATGTACTTGCATTAGTAGGTAAAACAATATGAGTAATTATACTAAAGTAACGGACTTTGCTTCAAAAGACACTTTGTCTTCTGGAGATCCTAACAAAGTCATTAAGGGAACTGAGTTTGAAACTGAGTTTGATAACATTGCAACTGCAATAGCTACAAAGGCAAACACTGCTGGACCTACGTTCACAGGGACTGTCACAATACCTGCCTTGACTTTTACAGGTACGTTAGCTACAGGAACGATTAACGGAGGGACTTACTAATGGCTGAGACAGATCCAAATACTGACCCAAACGCCCAAGGTTTTGATGGGCTAGGCTTGCTAGGTAATTTATTAGGTGCTGCTACTGGCGGTTACCTAACTAAAGAAGCATACGACAGGCTTGGAAACATAGGGCAGTTCGGTTTTGAACAAATGGCTGGTACGTATGACGAAGCAGGTAATTTAATAAGGCCGGGACTAGCCCAAGAACTCCGTGGTATGCTGGAGTTCCAACCGTACACCGTGACTTCTGCTACTGGTGGTCAGTTTGGCATGACAAGAGATCCTGCTACGGGTCAGATGGTTTACCAACTAGATGCTTCTCCTCAAGAACAAGCCATGCAACAAACTTTGTTTGGTGGCGCAAGTCAGTTAGCACAACAGGCTGCTGCTCCTTACGATCCCATGTATGAAGAACTAGCTAAACAAGCTTACGGTGGTGTTGGCGGTCTTATTACACAAGCACAGCAAGCTGCTATGGATGCTGGAGCTATGGACAGAGCAGCAAGAGAAGAACAAGTCTATGGACAGCTCAGGGCTTTACAGTCTCCTGAAGAAGAACGCCAACGTTTAGCACTAGAGCAACGTTTGGCGGCTCAAGGACGCTCAGGTGTACGTACAGCGCAGTTTGGTGGAACACCTGAACAACTAGCAAGGGCTAAAGCTCAAGCAGAGGCTCAAAACCAAGCGTCTCTTCTGGCTATACAACAGTCAGGCGCTGAACAACAACTTGCCCTCGAAAGAGCTGCTAATTTACAAAACCTTGCTTCCGGTATGTTTGGCATGGGAACTCAAGCTAGAGCGACTCCTAGAGAACTACAAAGAGCAGATCTGGCTAATATGTCAGGAATGATGGCCGCTGGTTACGTACCACAGGCACAGTTGTTGTCTGCTGTACAGCCCGGTATGACTGCTGCAGAACGTCAGAGACAAGCTATGTCGGAACAAGCTGGTGCTTATGGAGAAACCTACGCTACTGGCTTACAGGCATTGTTGCAATCTGGTTTAGGCCAAGGTACTTTGGTAGGAAACTTAGGAACTGGTCTTGTTAGTTCAGCTCTTGGTGGCTTGTTTACATAAGGAGAATATATAATGGCAAGATTTGGAGAAAGTTTCTTAGCGCAGTTAGGCAGTCCCGGCTGGTCACAAGGTATGTTTGGCTTAGGTCAGGCTATTGGTGGTATTCCGGGTCAACTGCAGCAAAAAAGAAAGGAGCAGGAACAGCTAAAGCGTTATGACCAGATCGCACAAATGAGTCAGCAGGGTACTGCAGCAGCACAGTCAGGCGACGTTGCAACCGTAACTTCTACGATAAACCAGCTACAACAAACTAGAGAAAATGCTAAAACCTTAGAAGAAAAAGAAGCTATAGAACGAAGGATTACACAGCTTCAAAGCCTTTTACCCGGAGCAGAAAAAGTTTCTATAGGTAACAAGGCTAAAGAACTAGTCAACATTGAGCAGAAACTAAAGTCTTTACCTGCTGGTAGCACACCTCAGCGGCTTGCATTACAAAAACGACAGGAAATTCTTCAGCAAGACCCTGAAGCTATGCGACAATACCAACAGTATCAGTTAGATGCGTGGAGGTTTCAACAGGCTGAAGAAGAGATGCAAGCAGGGCAGTGGCTTGACTCTAACAAAGTGTCTATTTTAGAAGCAGTTGAAAACGGGGACACCAAAACTTTAAATGATATTATTGAAGGTGCTGGTGAAAACGCCGAAGCAGCTCAAAAGTTTGTTGATGTTTCTTTAAGAAGTGCTGAATTAATGGCTGAGTTTGAAGAAAACAACATAGAAAGAAAAATGGCTCCTAGTGTAGATTATTACACAGAACAAGTTAATAATCTTCCTGAAGAAATAGGCCAAAATTTAAAGACTACTTTAGCTGCTTACAAAGAAGTATCTGAAAAAGGCTGGAACGGTAGTCAATGGACTGCTGGCTTAAGAACAAGAGCAAAACAATTAGAACGCGAGCTTCAGGGACAGCTTAGAGCCATTAATAGTCAAATAGCTACTTCAGAATATTTTGAAGCAAAACGTGAAGAAAGAGCCACAAAAGAACAAATTAAAAAAATCGAGATAAAACTGGATGCGCCTATGGATTCTAGTTATATAATAGAAGGGCGTCGTCATGTCAACTCTTTTTTTAAACAAGAAGATAGGACCGATGAGCTTGTATCACAATACGCTAGAGAATACTATGAGCGTGATCGTAGAAAATGGCTACAAGAGCTTGCTTCTTTAACAGGAGAAGAACCCGTTGAAGAAGTAGAAGAACTAGAAAAAGGTTCTTTTGTTGTGGTAGGAGGAGAAAATACAACTGTAGCCATGTTTAAAGAATCTGTTTCTAAACTAGGTGAAGAAGAAACAATACGGAGATTAAAAAAACAGGGGGCAACCGAAGCAGACATTAATTTTTTAAGGGGGGGAAAAGCCCCTGAACCGACTGAAAGAGAAAAACGCATGGAAGCTTTGGGAACTAGGGATGAGCGTGTAAGCGCCCTTGGTAGAGGTTTTGTTGCGCGTACAGACGCTTTAGGGTCTAGGGCTGAACGTATGAAAGCTTTAGGATCTAGGGAAGAACGTACATCTTCTTTGTTTAATTAAGGAATGTAAATGTCTAACTGGTTATTAGAAGATGAACCTAAAAGCAGTAACTGGCTTCTTGACGAAGAAGACACAGAGTACAATGTCTTAAGATCTGCAACAGTAGACTTCCTTGAGTCTGCTATTGGTGCTGGCGACGAGCTTGACGCAACAGTACGTGTTCTTTCTGGAGATGCTGCTGGATGGTCTGAAGCTATAGAGCAGTCTCGTGCAGAGCTACGTGCGTTTGAAGAAGAAAACCCCAATGCGTCTAGAGCACTTAGTGCGGCTGGTTTTGGCGCAGGTTTGTTTATCCCCGGTATTGGTGTTGCTAAGATTGCACAAGCTGGTACAAAGCTTGACAGAGCGTTAAAGGTAGGCGGCTTGGGCGCTGCTGAAGGTGCGGCATACGGTTTCCTGAGTGGTGAGGGAGAAGGCAGACTAACAGAGGCAGGTATAGGTGCTGTGGCGGGTGGAGCTTTAGGTGGACTCGCTGGCGGCTTCTTAACGAAGAATGTTGATGAAATTAAAGAAGCTACACGTAAGCTTGATGCACAATCTGCTAGAGGAGGCGGTAGTCACATAGGTGGAGACGAGGGTTTTGTAAACGTAGGAAAAGCTAAAGAGTCTTCACGAACTGGGATTGATTATGACACTAGTGTAGCTCCTCGTAAAGTAAGGGATATTGAAGAAGGGGCTCTTGTTGGCGGTAAACTGTCTGGAGAAAGCGGGGTAGTTGGTAATGTGTTTCTAAGCACTAGAGACTGGTTTGTTAAGAATGTAGGACCAAGAGCAGCCAGACTCGCTGAAGACTCTGAGATAATGATACGTCATGATCAGCGTGAAATAGATGAAATTTTTGATTCAACTTTT